TAATGAACTTAAACATATCATTGCAAAGATAAAGCAAGCTGGTAAGGATAAGACCTACGACTGTATTATGGGTATCTCTGGAGGGATTGATTCCTCAACACTGTTATTCACTGCGGTGAGATACTGGAATCTTAAACCTTTGGTGATTCACTTTGATAATCATTGGAATGCTCCAGAGGCTATTCACAACATGAGCCAGTTAGTTAAGTTGCTTGGTGTTGACTCAATCACATATACTGTCAACAAGGCTGAGTATGATAGATTGAATGATGCCTTCCTTGTGGCTGGAGTTCCTGATGCTGATATTCCAAATGATATTGCAATGACTAAGTTGATGTATGATACAGCTTACAAGTATGGTATAAAGTACATTCTGAATGGTCATGATTTTAGAACTGAAGGCTCAACTCCAAAAGGATGGACCTATATGGACGCAAAATACATTCAGTCAATATACAACAAGTACACTGGATTAAAGCTTCAGAATTATCCTCTATTTACTTTCAAAGATCAGCTGTTTTATGCTGCGGTTGGAATCAAGAATGTGAGGCCATTTCATTATGGATTCGATAGGGATTCAATGGAGGCTGAGATGAAGAGACTAATCAACTGGCAAGATTATGGCGGCAAGCATTGTGAGAATGTTTACACTGAGTTTGTTGGATCATTCCTTCTGCCAGAGAAGTTCAACATTGACAAACGAATTGTTTACCTATCAGCTCAAGTGAGAAGTGGTAAGCTTTCAAAAGAAGAGGCAAGAGAGATCTTCAGTAAGAAGTCAGAGTTTGATTTTACTAAGTTCGGATATCGAGCTGAGAAGATTCTTAGAATGGTCAACATGAGAATGGGAGATCGTGCCCTATATGATAAATATGACTTTAAAAAATATAAGCATCTTATCTGGTTGCTTGCTAAGCTTAAGGTTGTGCCATATACTTTTTATGTTAAGTATTGTAATTAATCGAACAATAATATATAATAAGAGAATAATTATATCTAAATGGCATATAATCAAGAGATAATAGATCAACTTGAGGATCTTGGCTTTGAATATATCCAAGAATGTCTCAATAATAAAAAAGAGATGATCTCTAATAAAGGAGAGATTGTACTTGTTTCTGATAGACACATTCCAACTATTGATTACTTTCTTATGATATGGATTCCTATTAAACTTGGAATGAAGTTAATTGATAGAAGGACATGGTATAGATGGTTGAGAGAAGAGTCTGACAAATGTCACACTATTAAAAATATAGATGGTGAATTCATAGCTCTTGGCAAGAACATTGTAGCCAATGAAGGCAAGGGTATATTCTATGCTAAGAATAAATTCGGCATGCATGACAGGCAACAACTCGAGACTAAGAATGTTGAGAAGTTTGATTTTGAATGAGTACAGTCAAAGGTTATAAACCACATGACAAACAGCGAGAGATTCATGATGCCATTAACCATGGTCATGAAAAATATTATGCTCTTAATATTGGAAGGCAGTTCGGGAAGACCATGCTTGGAATCAACCAACTCCTCTGGTGGGCCATCAATGATAAAGGCTGTAAAATCGCATGGGTAACTCCAGTATATAAGCAAGGCAAGAAGGTATTCTCTGAGATGGAAAGAGCAACATCAGCCAGTGGTTTATTCTCATTCAATAGATCTGATCTGATGATTACAGGATTCGGCTCAACCATTGAGTTCTTCTCAGGTGAGAGACCAGATAATATCCGAGGTAATACCTTTGATTATATGGTTGTGGATGAGATGGCCTTCACAAGACCAGAGCTGTGGGATGAGGTACTGAGTGCAACTGTCCTGGTGAAAGGTAAGAAGATTATATTCATATCAACTCCAAAGGGTAAGAATCACTTTCATAGGCTCTGCATGCAGCCAAACTATGATGATCGTTATGCTTACTTTCATTTTACATCTTATGACAATCCAATGATTGATCCAAGAGAATTGGATGAGAGAAAGCGGTCATTGCCAGAGTTTGTCTTCAGACAGGAGTACATGGCTGAGTTCATTGATAATGCATCTGGTATATTCAAGAACGTTCACAACTGCATCAACACTGGAGCCAAGACTCCGAAGATGTATGGAGGCCTTGATATCGGTAGGGCTGATGACTATACTGTGCTCACTATTCTCAATCAAGATGGTCAGATGGTGGCAGCTCATAGATGGCGACATGATGAGTGGAGTAAGATCATTGAGAAGGTGGCAACCATTATCAAGCAATACAATGCCACTACATTGGTTGAGGTTAACAATCAAGGTGATGTATTCTTTGAGATGCTCCAGTCAAGGTGCAAGAATCTGATTCATCCATTCGTAACAACATCCAAGACAAAGCCAATCATCATTGAGGATTTGGCAGTTGCATTTGAACAGCAAGCCATTTCAATTATCAATGAGCAGTGGTTAATTGATGAGCTTGAAAATTATTCCTATATTTACAATCCAAAAACGAGGAACGTGACTTATTCAGCTCCATCAGGATTACATGATGATGGTGTTATATCAACAGCATTGGCTTGGCATAGCAGAAAAGAGTTCACTAACCGAGGCAGATACATGGCGTTAAGAGTATGAAGCAACTTGATATAAAACTACCAACTACATTATCGAACTGCACACCAGTCCAGATGACCAGATGGTTAATGATGGCAGAAGCAATGAAGGAGCAGAAGGATGACATCACTCAGTTGTTGATCTTCCAATGCCAGTTGCTGAGTTTGTTCAGTGGTGAGTCAATCAATAAGATCAAGCGAGCTGATATTGAATCCTTTCAAGGTGCAGCCAACCACCTCCTTCAGTTATTGGTGAGTTATCAATACCAAGATCCAAAGTCAGAGATAGAGGTTAATGGTAAGATGTATAGACTTGAGAAGAACTTTGCACATGTATCAACTGGTCAGATCATTGACTTGAAACTGATTGAAGATATCAGCCAAGATCCATGTCAAGCATTGGCAATCATGTATGTTGAGAAGGGCATGGAGTATTGTCAGGAAGATGACCGAGGAAGAGTGCTCAATCCTAATGACCATAGATATAAAGAGTTTTTAGAACACTTTCCAGGGGACGAGTTTTTGAACTTTTTCAGTTTTTTTTTAGACTTATCGGAGAAGCGGAGGCTCGCTATATTAGGGATTCAGATGGCGAGACAGAGGATGGAAATGATGATGATGGAGCAGGACTTAAAGATTCAGAGTGGTTTAATTGGACCACTATCCTCCATCGACTATCCAAAGAAATGGGAGTCAGTGTGGCAAAGGTTACACAACAACCTTATGTAACAACATTGTTCTGGATGAACTATTTCAGAATAGTGGATGAGAACGAACATAAACGCATATTAAGTAATGGCAGACTTTGATTTTCTTGAGGACTTTGGAATCACTACTCAGGAAGCTGAGAAGCCTCAGAGTGTTTATGATAAGTTTATTACTGAGTTATCAACAAGGCTTGCAACTGAATTCAGAGACTACACTAAGAAGGTAGCTCAGAACACTGGAGCATTGGCAGCCTCAATCATTCCAGTTCCAACTGGCACGCTGTCATTCAGATTAGAGGCAGAGGATTATTATCCATTTGTCGATGAAGGAGTCAATGCTGTTGGTACTAATAACTTTGCAAGTAGATTCTCATTCAGATATCCTGGAGTCAGTCACAACATGGCTAAGGCAATCAGTCAGTGGAAAGGATTTGACATGGAGCATGCTTATGCTGTGAGTTATAACATCAAGCAACGAGGATTAAGGCCAAAGAGAATCACTGACAATGTAGTTACTGATGAGGTACTTGAGAAAATTGGTAATGACTTGGCTGAGTTGACTGGATTAATGTTTGAAATAAATTTTACAAAAAATGGCAGTAACAATATATGATGAGCCTCAATTGATTTCACCAGCTGGCAATCCATTGGTGTTCACGTTTAGCAGTGATCAGACTGCTCAAGTGAATTTCTCCTTTGTGGTTGAGGTGTACATTGATGGCTTATTGAGAATCACTCAAGAGGTCTTCAGACAATTCAATACACTTGGTCGCATTGATGTATCTGAGGCTGTGCAAAGTACATTGAGCAACATCAGAATCACAACTGATATTGAGTATGATGCGACTGATTCAATGGTTGAGTATTACATCATTGTCTATGAGAAGTATGGAGCAACTCCAACCATTCAAGCCAGTGATACAAGCACAACAGTTAAGGCGTTTAATGGATCAATTGAATATGCTGATTTTGTCTCATGGGATTATACTGATTATGATCCACAGCTTACAGGATCCTCATTGTTTCTGACTTACTTTCCAAGGAATAAAAGAGCATTGTGTGGATTGGAGGAAAATTTTTATCTTGGATATTTTGAACAGACTGGTCTTGAGGTTGCAACATTGCTTGTTAACATATTCGATATCAATAACAACAACACTACTTATGCAAGCTTAACTTTAACATCAACAGAATTCAATATCATTAATGTTGGGCCTCAAGTATTGATTGATAATACATCATTGGTTGCTGCTGATTTTGATGATTGCTATTATTACACTGTGATGGTTGAGTTGACTGATCAAGCAACAGAATCATTCAAGATATATCTTGATAGTGATTGCAAGAGATATGAGACATTTAGATTGCATTGGTTAAACAAGCTTGGCTCCTTTGATTCATTCACATTTGGATTGGTATCAACTGAATCAGCAACTGTTCAATCATTCGGATACCAACGTGATCCAGGAGTGTGGGATGGTACAAGTTACACATATCCACTTTATGCTGGTCAAAAGATAGACTTTGCCAAGACTAAGTCAGAGCAATTGGTATTGAACTCGGACTGGATTAATCAAGACGTTCAGCAATGGTTGGTTAACTCATTATATGATTCACCACTTGTTTATCTTGAGAGGGATAACGGAACAGCATTCGAGCCAGTGAAAGTAACCAACTCATCATATACTCTTAAGAACAGGAGAAGAGATGGATTGATTCAAGAGACAGTAAGCATTGAGAGAACATTCACTTATAGATCACAACTTAACTAATGGCTGGAGAATTATTCATTAATGGTAGACTGGTTGACATTGATCAAGATGCTCCATTTCCATTGACATTCAATATCAGTGATATTAAGGACTTGAATGCCAGAAAGGGAAATAAGTCCAAGACTATCACTTTGCCTGGCACAAGAAACAACACGTCATTAATGCTGAGTGTTTACACGTTATCAGCAACTGATAATATCTCAGGAACTGATTCTGATTTTGTGGACTTTGATCCAAGCATCAAGGCAGAGGCTCAGTATTATCAGAATGGATTGCTTGAGTTTAATGGTGTTGCTCAGTTGATGAGCTGCAAATTAATGAATGGCATCTGGTCCTTTGAGATAACTTTGGTAAGTGATACCATTGATTATATCTCAAGACTTGCAAAGATTAAAGTTAATGAGCTTGGCTTTTCAGAGTATAATCATTCTCTGACTTATGCCAACCAACAAGATACATGGAATGGTACTATCCAATTGAATGGATCACCATCCAGCAACCAAGACTCACAGGGGTGGACTGGTAGAGGTTATTACTACGGCTTGATTGATTACGGGTTCACGCGTCCAACTGCATCCACCTTTGGAGTTGAGCATATTCCACCACAAGTATTCTGTTATGAGATACTGGAGAAGGCCTTTAATTATTGCGGCATCAGTTGGGATTCTGATTTTCTTGAAAGTCAATTATTCAAGAAGTTATTAATGGCTTATCCTGGTGGTGATTTGCCAACGATTACACAAGCTCAAGCTGATAATGATTCATTGTTCACAACTGAAGATAATAATACTGGAGGCAATATATTTAATGGATCTTACATCACTTTTGTTGAGCCAGATGTTCCAGCTGGTTTTATAAACACTCCATTAAAATCATTTGCTGATAATTATGATTGTACAGTTATTCAAGATAATTTGAATCAAGCTCAGATAACTGATCCTTTAAAATTTGTTGCAGCCAGTAAAGGGTTGTTTAATTTAAAATATTATGGAGATCATGATTTCAATATCACTATCAGTGGAAATGGTTCTGGAGCTTATACTATAAAAGGTGATTATAGGGTTGTGATATTTATCTACAAAAATAATATTCCAATAGCTCAAGATCTTCTTTACAATGGCACAATATCATCAACAATAACAAGCTTAACATTTTCCTTTGATTATGAAAGACAGTTGAATTTATTAGTAAATGATTCTGTTACAATAAAGATTGGTTTATTTATTAATAATATTTCAATTCAACGGAACTTAATTACATCAGCAACAACATCATTCCAGATACAAAGCAATACAGTTAATCTTGATATTATAAAACAGCCACAAACATTATCAGCTGGAGGTACAGTGTTCTTGGATGCATTCCTTCCAGATATGACTTGTGATCAGTTTTTCAAAGGATTACTTACAGCATTCAACTTGTACGTGAAGCCATCCAATGCTGATCCAACAATAATGGAGATTGAGCCATTGGCTGATTTCTACAATGCAAGTGGTGATGCTCTTGATTGGAGTGATAAGTTAGATAGAAGCTCAGAGATTAAGATTGAGCCTACTATTAATTTCAGCTCAAAGAATTATAACTTTAATTTTGAGACAGATGATGACTATTGGAATACTCGCTATCTTGATGATGTGCAGGAGCAATATGGTTCATTTTTAATTCAGAGTCAAAGTCAATTTGCTGTGAATGATACTAACTTTAAATTGCCATTCTCTCAGAAGTTACTTGCAAGAATTCCAGATACATCACCTGGAGCATATACTGATTTGATTGTGCCAAGGTCATTCCAAGTG